ATTGTTAGCATAAATTGTAACAGCAACAGTTCTGTCATTAACCATGGTTACAACACCTTTGACAAGGATCACCATATTTCTTTTTTCAATAAAATTAATTATATTTTTGGTCTCACCACACAACAATGGCATGTTTATCACAAAATACGATTGTTGGGAGTATGAAGTAGAAATAACACCAAAAAATAACAAAATAGACAATAAAGCGGTTTTAAACATGATATTTCTCCTGATATGCAACTCTGAGATCCACAAACTGTTCAATATATCTATCTCGTTTTTCAACAAAGATTTGAGGTTCAGAATCATCTACGGCAATAATGATTGCCATTCTACTGACCGGAATCTGTGTTCGTTCTTCGTACATCACAGCATAACATGATGCTTGCATAAAGTAGTTTGTAATCCAATCCTTTTGTTTGGGTTTAAGAGAAGTCTTAAAGTCAATAATAGAGAGTTTACCATCAAACTCAGCGATACAATCCACTCTACCAGCAGTCTTCAGATAATCAGAATATAATGGTGCTTCTAGATAATGAATGTTGTTAACATATTCATCAAGTATTGGTTGAATTTGTTTAAAAGTGAATATGTTAGCGGGCATTTGCCCCTTTAGATAGTCAGGATTATTATTCAAATAGTCTTCACATATCTGATGAATTGATGTACCACGCTTCGCGGCTTGTGTTGATATCTTGTTGGCTTCTTCTTCACCAACACGTTGACGCCAAGCAATAATACCTTCCTTATTATACTCAGAAAGTACTGTTGTTACGGACGGATAAGTGTTTCCATCGGGCGTCTTATAGATTCTACCTGTATTCGTGGTCTCGGCGATTAACTCCCGCAATACAGGAGCTTCAATATGATTGAAATGTTTCACTAATTAATCAAGTCCTAATTGTGATCTCGCAATAATATACGCCTTTACAAGGTCTGACCTAACAATATCGTTTGAAGTAAATTCCACAAACTCAAACTCATTCATCCTATCTATAATACGCATAAAATCGCTTAATCCACTATACTCTTTTTTTCGTTCGCTTGTCAAGTCATCTTGCCTTATATCACCGCTAAAAATAATACGGCAATTCTCACCAACCCGTGTCATGATTGAATGGAGTTCCATAGCATTCATATTCTGCACTTCATCAACAACGATTACAGCATCATCAATTGTAATCCCACGAATGAATGAGGTGGACATAAAATCAATAATATTTTTACTTCTCAAAACACTATAAGCATCACCACGATTAAAGAGTTTTGTTGCAATATCAACATACGGAGTCTCAAAAACTTTCGTCTTTTCTTTTTGATTACCTGGAAGAAATCCCATTTCTCTACTCGGTACAACAGACCTTATGATAAAGACCTTTGATTGTTCCTTTTTCTCCATCACCGACTGGAGAGCAAGATAGAGCGCAATAAAAGTCTTACCAGTGCCAGCAATACCATGAAGCATTAAATGATAATTGTCATCCCACGCATCAAAAGCATCTTCTTGAGTAGCCGTCATAGGCTTGATTTGCGAAAGTTTGAAGTTCCCTCCTATGTTTAAGTTCCCAGATTTATCAACAACTTTTTGTTGTCGTAAAATTCTTTTTTGACGTTTCGTTAAACGTTCTGGGCTTGCAAGCATGAGTAAATCCTACTTTGTTTGAATGGTTGATCCTCTGTTATTCTTCTTTATCTTCGTCAACACGTCATTAAATCCTCTATCAATTTTACCAGTAACTGTACCAGTACCAGAGACTACCGAAGGTTTAGATAACATCATTTTATATTCACCGCTTTTGACTAAAGTTTGTGCTTCCTCCCATGTACACATTGTTGTCATTGTTTCACCAGTTTCAATATGTTCAAAAGAATACGTTGGCATTACTGTTCTCCAGTAATAATATTGTATATATCTTTCCAAGTGTTCGCTGTACGAATCTTTGGATTCGGGTCTAACAAATAACTGCTGTTGTGTGGATGATTTACTAAAATAGGATTTAAACCAAACTGTAATCCTGCTTCAGCATTTGCAACCTTATCTTCAATCCACCAACATTCAGTCTCATTATACCACATCAGTTCTCCATCTTTATCAGCGCCTGTTTCAATACAACGAACGAAATCAAATACGTTCTCGCCAAATATATCAATTAAATTTTCATGGCGCAAAGCAGTAGCAAACCTATTGGTCGAAAGAGAAGTGATTACACCAAAAATATAACCATGTTCCTCATGTAACTTCTTCACATACTTTACAGCGTCTAGATATGGTGGTAAAAATCTAATCCAGACACTTTCGTTAAACTGTTTTACTAATTGCCTGGCATGACTTTTATCTTTTACGTTTTCATAACGATTTTCAACCCCGTAAAAAGATTGATAGTCCTGCACTAGATTAAAATTCTTTTCTTCCATAAATTGACGGAACCGATAATCCCAATCCAATAATACACCATCACAATCAGTCAAAATCAATTTACGATTCATTACTAAAGTATTCCTCCATGTTTCGCTGTTTATTCTTCTCTCGACGCTTATCTTGATAGGAATCTTGTTTCATCTTAAACTTGTTTTTACCGTTCTTGTTTGACCTACGCTCAAATCGTACTGGATCGTCATCCCATACATTCTTTTCACGGCGATACGTTTTACCCATGGTTACTGTGGACTCTCCTATGTTGTAATTAGATTTGGAAATGCTTGATTAATAACAGAGACTGTGATACCCTTAATGTGCTTTTTATCTTTCATATCGATTAAAAGTAAAGCATCATCTTTGTTTACCATTTCAAGAGTTTCGATGAATATTTGCTCTCTTTTTATAGGTTTAAGGTTAGAGCCAGCGCCTTCATAGAAATACGGAATACGCTTCGAGTTTGAAAAGAGCATTCCTTGATCGTCCAACAGTTCTGATGGTTTGTATGGAGGTGTTCCTTTAGGTAACAGACACTTTAAAGTAGGGTCGTACATCGCTTTAAGTACCGTCTTGAGAGGTCTAAAGTCGTTCTTCTTTAACCAATCAACCTTTTCAGCCTTGGTTTTCATCTTAGATGCTTTGTCTAAGATTTCTGCTATAGAAAGTTGCATTTAAAAATCACCTATATCTTCAATTAAGTTTTTCAATCGTTTTTCAATGAAATAGTTGAACATCTTAGAACGGTCGCCTGATTTCTGTTCATATTTATTCAAGACACATTCTTGAATATTGTTTGGTACCATAGAAAGATCAATCATAGCTCGATTTCTTTCATAGCCACGAAGAATCTCTTGGTCAGTCAAACCACCATCTTCAAGTTCTGCCCGATACTGGTCAATACGCTTTTGTGTCAAAGGTTTCTGACGGCTGCCCAGAACAAAGCAATCGTCAGCAGACAGCATGTTAGGAACACCATCGCCTGAGTCTCCTTTCATAATATGTTCCATGATGTAATCTTGTGGGCTACTATGACGAATCCAACGCTTACGAATAGGATCGTATTGTTTTACATTAGAGTAAGTATGAAGTTGAATGTAATCTTTGTCCGCAGAGAGAATTAAAATCTCTTCTGTATCTGAAGCATTCAAATGTGTACCAAATTTATGGCATAGAGTACCAATAGCATCATCTGCTTCAGCACGTTCTACTTGAATCACTTTGTATGGAAAGACTTCTTTGAGTTCTTCACGAATCATATTAAGAATACGAAACAACTCATTCCAGTTTAAATCAGAAGATTCGCGAGCCTTCTTACGATTGGCTTTGTAATACGGAAAAATATCCCGTCGCCAATAGTTCTTATCGTCAAAACATAGAACCAGTTCGCCATATTCGCGAGCAAACTTTTGTCGATAAGACCGAATAGAGTTGAGTACCATATGTCGAATGAGACCCTCTTCAAAAGCCACATTATGATGGTTACCAATTTGAACCATGATATTAGATATCATCACCTGATTCATGTCGACCAAAATCACTTTGTTTGTCCTTTAATGTTCATATACATCATATATATCATTCTTGTTCTAAAATGTCAACCAAAATTTCCAAGAAACTGTTCCCATTCTTTAGACCGTTTATCCCACGAATACATCGTATCAGTATAGAACTTTTGATTCTCCATATACGGCATACCGTGCTGTAAAATATGCTTTACAGCACCATCTAGATACGCATAGAACCGATTGGCATGAATGTTAGGAGTTTCATCCCAATGATACATTGAAGTCCAACCACCAGAAGTTTCTGGTAATGCGGCATAGTTTGGATGTATACATATACATCCAGCAGACATTGCCTCAATCAAAGCAATACACGAAGTCTCTTGCCATATAGATGGATAAGCAAAGATATGAGCCTTTTGTAGTGCTTCTCTAATCTCACCATTAGAAACAGAACCGTGATATGTAATATTTGGATGTTTCTTCAATTCTTCAAACAATGGTTTGAATGGTTCATCTCTTTGTTCCCATCCATAGATTTTAAACGAACTATACACATCCAAATGAATATCAGGATATTTTTTACATAGTTCGGTAAACACAGGATAGAGAATTTGAAGACCACGATGTGGTGTTGTGTGATAGATTAGATTAATGTTATTTGGTTTTTGATGAGGTTTAATGGGTGTTATGGCATTCTGTAAAATATAAGAATGACTGTATGGTACACCTAGATAAGCATGATATTGTTGAAACTGCCATTGAGAAACAAATACCAACTTATCATATTTTTTCCATCCACCATTCTTTAGATGTTGTACTTCTGGATCACCAGCGAGGTCGTGACAGACAAGTATCTTTTTCAAATCATTTCGAAGTTCACGAGGACGGGAATGAATGATTTGAAACTTCTTTAAGAGTTTCTTTGGAATGCGTTGATGCATTCCAATAGCCATCATTTCAGTTCCACCCATGGCTCGTTGATTCGTTTCATTTCGAATCAACTTGCCTGACACAATCTCGACCATTATACTACGTTGAACTCCACAACAGAATCAACACGGAAAGAGCGCCATGCTCCCTTATCCAAATCCCATACTGCTACAACATCTTGAGACTTTTTATAGACTGATTCTTCAAGATCAGTCTGTTCAGGTAGGTCAATTGGTCGTAGAGTGCAACGCATCACACGACTTTCACCGTTTACCTTTGTAAATTTTACAACACATTGATTAGATCGTAGTTTGTTTACGATATCCGAACGTTCCATCATATCCTCCACTTGTTCCTTCTAGATGGTCTAGAAAATCATTGTAATCTTCGAAAATTAGTTCATTAAATGTTACGACGCAATATCCATCGTCTTGTTTATTATACATTACAATATAATCACGATTATACTGTTTCATGGTGGCGATAAACTCTTTTACCTTGGTTTCATTGTGGTCGCAGTAAAACACATACTTACCCGACATTGGCAGTTTCCTTCATCACGAATTGA